AGCCTTTATAGGATTCGTAGCATCCTCATCAGGATCTAAGTTGAGGTTCGTAGTACGAGAGAAAGATAAGTTATCCTCTCCCATAGGCGAACCTTGCATAAGAGCATAGTCTTTTCTATACTGAAGTAGCTCTGGCTCAGGAGCACCATTTTGGCGCATCTGAACAATCTGCATCTCCAGTTCGTCTTCGCCGGCCATTACTCTTCCTCCTCATCATCTTGGAAAAGTTCGCCAAGCTCGCTAGTAGCTTCTCGAACCTTTCTCTCAATAGTTATCTGATCCACAGGCTGACCAAGCGGGTTTCTCAGATAATTCTCTTGCATTTTCCGAAAACGTTCCTGCGCAGCTCGCTGGTTCTTGTTCCCGAATACTGAAAAAGGCCTGTTTTCTTTGGTCTCCGGTTCGATGCCGTACGTATCACCAAGTTGCTTATACTCAGAGTAATACGCTTCTTGTTGAGAACTAATAACCGTTTTGATGATGTCCAACATCTGTTTCGGTGATCCGCTCTCACCAATGTTAAAGCGCTCGAAGTCCTTATCACTAACTTGTCTTCCAGTCTGACCTTCAGCCGACAACCGAGCCATGGTCAGTGTAACGAGTAGAGCCTTAGTTGAAGCACTCTCACCAGCTAGAGATTTTGGCCACTTGTAGTCGTCAACAGCCTTACCGCTCCAGCCCATCGACTCGTAGCCTGCCTTCATCTGTGAGATGAGACTATCATATCCTCGGACAACTGAACCGATAGACCCTGTCTGACCACCACCTTCGGCAATCTTGTCTAGGAAGGCGTTACCCACAACGGTCATCTTCTCGATAGCAACTCGCTTCTTGAAGAGATCCTCACGGGCATTGATAACTACCTTGTCAGTAGCAGTCTTGTAGCTTCTATCGGACAGTTCCTTCTTAACGGCTGCCTCGTATTGAGGCTTATTAATGTTCCCGTTTATGAAGTCTTCATGAAGCTTGCCAAGCGTACTCTTAGAACGAGTCTTCGTATACTCCATTGCTTCTTGAGTGACTTGGTTGCGTTCCCGTAGGATGCGATTCCTGCCTTCCTGGATAGCAGTCTGTCGATTTTTAACAGCTAGATCGATGTTGGCTTTGAGATCAGTTCTCTCACCCTCAGCTTCCTTGTGATTGAGGATCGTGATGTCCTGGCGAACATCTGCTGGTATAGTATCAAAAGCTCGATGCATAGCTTCATCTCTGGAACCCAGCTTTCCCAGAGGTTCTATACTATACGGTGCTTGCGTTGGATCATTCTGAGCCGCCACATTAGGAATCTTGGCGTAGAACTCCTCGAACGGGTCCAACCTAGCGTTATTGGCCTCGAACTGATCTTCGCTAGGTACAGTCCCGGTCTTGTACGGCATAAGTTTGATCTTACCCGTATTCTTGTCATAGACCTGAAGTGCTGTTTCACCCGGCTGAAAAGCTTCAAGGAAACTCTGCACCTTGCCAAACAGTCTCTCGTCACGAAGCAACTTGCTAGAAGCCCCACCAATAACCTGCATGGCTTCTTCACGAGTCTTGGTCTTAGAGATATTCTGCATCATCTGCTGAGCTTCTCTATCGACCTGCCGTTGTTTATAGGCTCCAACCACTCCAGCGACAGCATTGCCGATTGCAGCAATGTTCTCAGCTTTGTGATCGTCTTCCTGGTAGTAATATACTGTAGCCATTAGCCGCGCTCCTCAGCGTATTCTTGCAGACCTTTCATAAGCACACCGACTGCGTCGATGATACTGATCTGCTTTCCGTCACCTACTCCGAAGGCTTTCTTAAAGTCCTGCGCCATAGGTCCGATATGACGAGCTTGATCCTTGCTAGCACCCTTCTTGTACTTCCAGCTCTTGATTTCCGGCATATTTTCCAAGGCATCGAGCACTGGCGTAGCAATCTTCTTAATAGAAGTCTTCTTAGTCTTGTCAGATAAGAAAGCTGCGGCCACTGTAGCGACAGCACCAATTGCAGCAGCCGTATTTCCGCCGCCACTAGTACCACTCTTGGTCGCAAGCATGTTCTCCTTGGTCGGTGTGCGGATAGACTCCAGGAGTTGCTGCCTATCAGTAGCTTTTGCACCCTGCTGTCTGACAAACTCACCGTATTCACGGTCTATACCAGCTTGCTGACGCTGTGTCTCCTGTTGACCGGCAGCATAGAGTTCGGTCTCTTGCTGTAGCTGTTGCTGATTATACTGATTGGTCAGACCAGCCGCTTGGAGGGCTCGATTCTGAGCATTCGTATATTCCTGGTATTGAATCTCAGCCCTACTACGAGTCAGTGAATCGATCAGCTCTCGCTGCGCAGCTTGATCAGCTCCCTGTCTCTCAGAACTGAAAAAGTCAGCTCCACCAAAGTTCCTACCAATGGAGGGTAGAACCTGTTCCTGGAAAGACCTGAGTGCTGGTGCCTGGATATTCGAATCAAAATACCCAGATACGTCTTGCATACTCCTGGAAGGATCAAGAGCACCTGTAAGGTAACTCTCCAGAGCCTGGTTCAGAGCGCTAGGCGACTCTAGGTTCAGGGCCCGTTCTTCTAAAGCCTGGAGGCTAGTCCGTTCCAGATTGCTTTGATTGGCCGAAAGAGCCCCATTGAAGCTCGTGGCTGTCCCGCCTGAAAGCTGCGAGATAAGTTGGTTAAGGGCATTCTGCTGGTTAGGTGCCAGCGTGCCCATACTGAAGGCTTTACCGCCCGGTACACTTACTTGTGCTCCAACGTCTGTATTGTTTACGTCCATATTACCACTCGTATTCTGGAATGAGCCGCAGCTTCAGCCATTCGATCGAGAAACTGTTGTTACTCTCGAATCTGAAGCGTACTTTCTTGAAGGTTATAGACTTACTAAGCCTGACTGGAATAGCCAAAGGCCCAGGACTTATAAAGTCTGCTATCGTATCGTTGTTGTAGGCATCTCTAATCTGAATAAGATTCCAAGAAGAACCTTCATCAAAAGAATAGTATGTATAGATATCTAGGCCACTACACTTCAGCTCAAGAAAGTCAAGTCTAGAGAACCAACCTGGAATAGCGAAGTCTTTCGTATCCAGGGTAGATTGAATTGATACTCCATTATCCGAACCCGACGAGAAGTTATACTCGTATGAGCGATCGGTTGTTCCGGATAACAGATAAACAGATGTGTCGTTACCAACCAGCGAACTCGAGTTCCAAGCTCCAGCGTAGTTAGCCCAACTACCAACAGCCGTCGCCCAGGTTATGACTGAACCAGCGTTTACTGCCGTACCATAGCCGGTGATGTCTTCTGAAAAGTCACGCGTTCCCCAACTCTTATATAGATCGTTGAAACGGAAGCACGCTCTAGGATTTGTTGCTCCTGTAGCTTGGTAGAATATGAGGACTTCCTTTCTTTCCTCAAGATTTACCATAAACAGTTTATGAGTCTTGCCCTTATCTAATGGAGACGAGTTTCCAAAGAACTCTTCTCTAATGGCCTCACCCACCGAAACTTTATCGTAACCTCCACGATATTCGTAGAAGTCGTCTTTTCCACAATAGAGGTGTCTATCGCCAAGATCGACCACCCCGGCAATAGAGAAAATACCATCGTTCGCGATCATCCTATCGTGAGTGAAGCGCTTAGTCGCGCTGTTGACAGCATTCGTCCGATAGATAGAACCTGTCCGATATATGAACAGATAAGGGCCTAAAGGCAACCCATGCTTGAGGTGATGACTTTCACCTAGCATGTCGATAAAACCAGATTCTCCACCAGTCCAAACGATAATGTTAGCTCTATCGGACCATCTCATTCTCTGAGGAAAGTCCTGTCCGCCCTCACTGGTGTTGATAAGAAACAAGCTATTATCATAGATAGCTACGCTCTTACACTGAGTATTTCCAGAGCTGGGTAAGCCACCTAGATTGGCTACCGTAACCGTTGTCGGGTTATAGACCTGAGGAGCATTTACTCCGTTGGTGAAGACACACTCATCTGACCAAGGTATAGTAACGGCGACGACGTGGTTATCATCGTTTCCGCTGAGCCCAATACCCTTAACGATAAGGTTTCCGATGTTAGCCGTTCCACCGCCATTGGCAGGCGAAACTGTAGCAACGGTACCGACGAGGTTAGTAATCTGTCCCTGGTACTGTGTGCCATCATTCCTAGTTATCCCAATATAGTCGTTGATAGCGAAACCAGTTGCACTTGCCAAATCTACCGAAGTCTCTCCGTTTGTAAATGTTGACACTGCTACAGTTGTCGAAGTCCCGCCTCCTACAAGCTGCCACTCGTTTCCCACTCTTCTGTAAAGAGTTTCGTTGGTGATCAAAAGTAGATGACCAACACCGTTTCTGGTTACATGTTGGAACTGACGTCTTGGATTCCCCCGTACTACACCCAAAAAGGTCGTATAACCGGTATCTCGCTGGGCCTTACCCCTGTACGAGATCATGTTCCGAAAACGAGTAAAGAAAGTCGGTTCGATCAACTCAGCTTGATCGGCTAGGTTCAACCCCCCGGTCATGCGAGGGATATAAGTCTCTTGCCAATCATTTCCGACTATCTGTTTCGGTTCGGCCATTAGTCTTTCCTGATGACATCTATGATAAGAGTCATGAGATCGTCCTGCTTTTTCTCTATTCTAGACATTCTCTCAATATTCTCTTCGTGGTGTCTCTCACAGATACGATCATGTTCCTCGCGAGAGAGCTTAGCTTTATCTAGCTTGAACATATGCACGGTTATCCATGTTGCCCAGCCTACTAGAGCCGTAACTATAAAGGATACAATGTCGTTTAACCATTCTGGAAAGCTGCCTTGCATGTTGATTCTTCCGGTGTTCAAACTTTGAACGATTCTTAGTGAGCTGCATACCAGTGAAAAACTACGTTACCAGTTCCAAGAACAGGTGCTACTGCAAATGTGATAATGACGTTTGTAGCGTCTCTGCTCACAAAATGCGCTGCAGATGAAACAGCATTTCCAGGAACTGCTAGTGATATCCTCGGAGCGTCTGTGGTCAACCCGTGAGGGATGTTAAATACCGTAGTAGCTCCATCGCCGTTCTGTGTCGAAACTCCTCCATTCTCAGTAACACGGCCAATATTTCCTCGACATAAGCGCATGCTAGCGTCATTAACGACACCGATAGGAGCAACAGTCGGACTGCCCAGGACCGTATTAGCTCTGATAGGATTCGGAGTATCATTCGTACTATTCTCTTTGATACCATAAGCTGCCTTGTTGGTACCATTGATCAGAATTGTATTTCCCGTCAGTGTATTGTTGATCGAATACTGTGTACCGTCACCATCGAGGAGGATTTCTTGGAAACCGCCGTTTGAGTTTTGCGAGTTGTTTCGGAACCTATTCCCGATGATCGTTGCACCTTCGATCCGGAACATATAAAGGCCGTGATCGCCGTTAAGAGCGACAACGTTGTTAGCAAAAGTGACACCTTTAACCCTGTCGAATAGCGTCGCACCATAATTGCCATTACTCCGGAATGTACAGCTAGCTACTATTATATCGTCGCTCAAAGGTCCTTGGACTGCAATCCCGTAGTCATCATTCGCGTAGCAATTCGCTCCGACAACGGTAACTCCATGCGATCCAGTGGCGCTAACTTCTCCCTCGAAGATATAAATTCCGTTAACGTCATTGTCCCTATACGTTCCCCCGATATTCTGAAAGTCTCTGCACTGTTCAATTTCGAGTCCGTGAAATAGATTGTCCCATGAGTGACATGCTGATATCTGACACCCATCACAGTCGTAGAAGTGAATACCATCGCCTCGGCAGGCGTGCGCATACACTTTGAGAAGCTTGCAATCATCTGCGCCTCCCATAAAAAAGCCGTATTGATTTCCTGAGACACTTGCTCTATTTCCATCTATACGTACCATCATAGCCGAAGCGTTGGAAATACCCTCGAATTTTAACACATTGTCCGCGAAAGCGCTAGCTACGTATATGCGCGAACCGTAACCCTCTCCTAGTAAGGTTACGTTGGACTTCATAAGGATAGATCCAGTCACTCCATAGCTGCCACGAGGTACAAAAGCTACTCCACCGCCTGCCGCGTTAGCCGCATCTATAGCTGCTTGTATGCTAGCCTGAGGAGTGGCAGCCGGATAGTCACGAACGTTGAAATACTCAACACCAACTCTATCTATTTGTTCATCTATAGACGCGGTTATTACATCGAGCTCTTTTGCAAGCTCGAGTACTGAGAGGTACTCTCTCTCATTTTCCCAATCGTCTTTAGTAGGATACTTCATCCTGTTACTATACTGCCCTTAATATGAGTGCCATCGTTGCCGGAAAGCCAGTTAACTGTGGTAGCTACAGTATAGACAACTGCATTACCAGCACTTCCACCAGCCCTACCAGGTTGTAGTGAGCCACCTCCTCCACCTGTTGCACCTGCGGCTCCATAAGCTCCACCGGCTCCACCATCGCCTACAGTGGTAGGATTTTGTCCACCTGCTCCGCCAACACCAGACTCATTACTGGTTCCGGGAGATCCATCAGCTCCTGAGGATGTATCACCAAACTCACCGAATCCGGCAGCTCCTCCACCTGCTCCGCCACCTCCACCACCTCCACCGTGTTGAGCCTGTGGAGCACCTTCTACTATATGAACACTACCTCCGCCGCCCCCGCCTCCGCCACCACCACCTTTTATAAAACCCCCACCGTTATTTATATTAACCGTACATGCACCAAGATTAATCCTTAGAGCAGGTCCACCATCACTGCCAACAGTAGGATTAGATTCACCACCTCCATGTCCGCCTACTCCACCTTTTCCGCATATTGCTCCGGTATTAGTGAAATTTATAATCGAACCGGCGAATAGATTATCTATCTCAAAACAATAATTAGACGTAGAGCTAGCTTGTCTTTGTGCGGCAAAGATTATATTGAGCGTTATTTTTCTGGTTGTTGGAATAGGTCTACCTATATCATCGATAGTACCATTCACACTTCGCTTCCACTCAGCGCCGGCCCCTACTGTCAGATTAAAAATAAAAGGGAGGCCAGCTCCGCACACTGCCATATTAAACGGCACTGGATGTCTGCCTTTGCACGCTAAGGATATCCCACACAGGAGGACCAGACGCCTGTACGCAGTGCATGGTAATATACGTCTCACCTGGAAACGAGCTAGCATAGTCTATATCAGGACTACCTCTGTGACCCTTGCCAGTGAGGGTAAACGTATGCGTACCGCCGCTCTGGATAATACGAAGCAACAGAACCTGACCAACTATACCGTTGATAGGTGGAAGTAGGCCTGAAGTTCCATTGATAGTCCTGAACTGAGTATTACTCAGTGAGGCATCAGGAGTCCAGTCACCGCTACCGGTACCGCCGTTAACCTGTGGAGTGGCTTGTGACTTAGGCCAAGAGTTCTGAGTTAGAAAGAGTGGATAGCTTCCACGCTCAGTCAGTCTCAGAATTTGCCCATCCACGTTACGATAGTGAAGTTCCGGCTTGGTGTTTGATCCGTTATTGTGATCCTTGACATAGGCTACGCCATAGTCTGTAGGAACAGATGGATCACTGCCTTGCTTCTTGTAGCTAGATTTATTGTGATATCCATCTTCGCTATTCGGCGCAGCTACACCGTCAGCAAAGATGTGATCAATAGCAAGACGTTCTCGCACATCGATCTTATCTTCACGTATCCTCAGAGCGCCCTGGTTCAAATCCTGGCTATCTGGAGGGCTCTGCTCGTAGGAGGTGTTCCAGTTTCGAGTAAACGAAGTCATAGCACCATCCTAAAGGCTTCTGTAGCCTGCTCAACGGTACCCTTACCTAGAGGGGTGTTGTAATACTGCTTCCAGTACCTAGCCAGACCTTCGATGTCAGTACCTCCAGGAAGAGGGGCCGGTACTCTAGCATAATGCACACGACACATAGCAGCAGCATAGATAAGGTTTCCATGTAGTTCATCAACGTTTGGTAGGCCGCCTGTGTTACTGGCTAGACGAAGTACATCTTGCCTAAGCTGATCATTGTAAGCTAGATAGTTTTGCCAGATATCATCATGCGTAGCCTTTTCCATCTGAAAAAGACCATAAGCAGGTCCGGGCCCTGGCGTCATTTGATCTAGCCACTTTAAGTGACTCTCGTGAATAGCCGTTCCCAGGACAAGATTTTCAGCCGCCTGGCTATGTTTGCTAATCCTGTACAGGGCAGGCCTGACTACAAAGACTCTAAAATCTTGTAAATTTAGTCCCAGTTCCATTATCGCACCTTAGTAACAAACGGGTCATCATAGCCACGACCACTAATCGGAGCGTTAGCCCGAACAAAAGCCTGAACAGAGTCCAGATCTTCCTCGTCCAGATCATAGCTCTCTTTCATGATCGTTCTGTAGATATTGTAATACTCTGTTGCTTTATCACTCCGACCGAAGCTCAAAAAGCCTATCGAAGTAGCTAAGAAGATCAAAGCATCATCCATATTCTTGAAGTTCGACTTCGCCTGAGTCCTACCCCCTTGTTGAGTTATCAGTACAGCCAAACTATCAGGCCACTTGCTAAGCCTGACTTCCAACTCGTAAGTAACATCAGGAACTCTAAAAAGTTCAACACGTCCTGATTCCCACATATGGTAGGCGATAGGCGTCCCGCGAGAATAGTAGCGTGTATCCCCAAGAACTTCATCCCACTTCTTACTATCATACTTATCGAGCTTTCCGGGAGTATCCTGAGTGTTGTTAATAGTCCTGCGGATAGAGAAAAGCTTACGGATTCTAACGTCCGTAGGCAGAAAAAGATACCTATCAACATCCAACGATCCGCTGTTACCTGGATACATCAGCATGATAAGGTGTAATTCTTCCCAGTCAGTCAACCGGGCAATACGCATATGAGCCATATCGAGCCACGTGTCGATACGGCCTAGCCCAAGATCGGATCTATTACCGAAATTCTGGGCAATCTCTTTTTCGATCTGATCTATGACTAGATAGCCTGCAGCCACAAAACCTCCTAAAAGGGGAGAGCTTTCGCCCTCCCCATAAGTTTAGAACGGGCAGGTAACAAATACGATACGAGCCGAAGCATCAATAGCGATTGCACACAGATTATCTGTGACAGCCGTATTGAGATCCAGGGTACCATCAGTTGAACCTGTCGGAGTCAGGTTATCACCATCACCACCGGCCGTAAGCGCCGTAGTTAGAGTTGCGACACCTTGAATCTGAATCCATCCGTAGCCGTCAGCAGCAATAACGGCCTGCAGAACGCCTGCACCGATTTCGGAAGAATCAGATAGATCCGATGTAACTTCATCAGCCACACCGGTAGAAGTGCCGCCTGGTGCATAGTAGTAACAGAAATTACCTGCTACCGCCGCAACAGCCCCAGCACCTCCACGGTACCGAATGTACTTATAGACTTTGTTACCATGAAAGCGGATTGTGCCCAAAGTCTCCTTTGGACCTTCCGCACTCGTGTGAACGTCAGTCAGTCGAGTGAAAAAGACTTGTTGAATACCATTGCTCATGTGTGCTACTCCTTAAGAGATAGAGTGTAGAACGCCATGAACACGCCGACGATTCGTCACGAAGCTACACGCACTGACAATCTGAGCAGCTCGGTCATTGACCTGGTTAGGAATGGCTTTCCACTCCGTCATGTCAAAGTAGAGACCTGGATCAGTAACGAACCAGATAAACCGAGTGTTCAGCATGTAAATGCGAGTGTTCGCACACGAAGGAGACCAGACCCATGGTGTCTGCTTGAACACCATATGCTCGAAGCCAAGGTCCGTCATCTTCTTGTCGTAGATCTGCAGTTTGTCAAACAGCATATCTTCGTACAACTCATACGGGGTCTGACCAGAAATAAGAATATCTGGCCGGTCCATCGCACGGTTGTTCATGCAGTTGTTGAAAAGGGTACGAAGATTCGCGAAGCCTGTACCGGCATTCGAGAACGACGCACCAGAGAGAGTACGATTTCTCCACCAAGTGTAGGTCTGCTGGTTAATGCCACCTACAGTAGTCGAAGTAGTAGGATCGTCCGCAACTAACAGCTGGAGACCGTTAAAGGCTCCACCAACTGCACCAGCTCCAGCGAAGAGCGTAGTTTCAAGGGTTGAGATCAAGCTGTTCTGTGCATTGCTGAGCTTGCTTTGCACATAGTTCATGATCATGTTTTTACCACGGTTCTTGTGATCGTCCGTACCGAACCGCACGAGAGGGGCTTGCAAATAATGCCAGTCCCATTGTGCGTCCGTAAGGAATTCACGATCATTCATCGGGACAGTCGAACCGCGACCTATGAAGCCAACACCGTCATTCTCGGCATATTCCAGTGGCTCGATAATAAACCGACCACCGGTTACGTCTTTGAAGCGGCCGTTAGCTTTCATCCAAGACCACAAGGCAACCATGTTGAATACGTTGTCAGCAGCGGTTCCCCGCATGTTGTACCACGTAGTCGTATACAGGTTGTCGAGGGCTTCTGTGAAGCTTGCAACGGGCATTTAATACTCCGGAAAAAAGTTAAGTGTCATCGCCTCGAAGTGAGGCGGGAATGTTTGCCATAGTCTTCGCCCAGGCGTCTTCTGTAGCCTGCTTCGGAGTCATCCTTTCGTTCTTTTCCGACTTCGTTCCGCCACCGGTTGGTGTCAAGCCAAAGAATTTCGATACCGAGTCGTCTTCGTTACTGCTACTATTGTCATCGTCATCAGATTGTGAGCCGAATTTCACTACCGGCTTGCCGTCATCGTCAGTGTCAACCTTCGCATCTTTATACTTAACGCTTAACTCCTTGGCTTTTTTGGAGTTTTCGGACTTAGCGAGCGTATATAGACGCGAAACAGATAAGCCAGGGTTCTCCTTCGAAAGTTCAGCAATTTCATCTTTCCACTCTAAGAGGTCTGGATGTTTCTTCATAAACTCAGTGACCTCAGCTTGAGTGTTCTTGGTAGAAACACTCTTTGCCACGTCCCCAAGCTTCTTTTCCACGCCGCCGACCTTCTTGTCAACGACCTTTCCAGTTTCCTTAGACACAAGTTTGAGAAAATCTGACTGACTCATGGCGTTAATCTCGTCATCTGTCAGTTGATCGTCATCATCGTCACCGTTTCGACCAAATCTGGAGTTATCTCCATCTTGATCGTCGTTGACTTCTTTTGTCTTCTTGCCACTAGGCCGCTTTGCTAAGTCAGCCATGGACAGCTGCATTTTCTCAAAGTTGCTGTTCGTTTCCTTTACTTGCTTGCCGAGTTCTGTTACGAGGTTACCTAGCCCCATCAAACTCTTCACGATAGATTTGATTACAGGACTCTTTGTAAGATCGTTACCATTTACGTCAACGATTGGATCAGGCATGTCAGATTACTCCAATTACTTCTTCGGTCGCTGAGAATAAGGAACCTTCGTAGCCTGTTGCGTCACAACTTTGGCTTCGGAGGAGGATGAAAAGGTAGTGTTTTCTACCAAGCTGTTCTCTGTAGAAGCATCCAGACCGTCTGGAATAAGCTCCGTCTCATTGGTTTTCACCATAGGAGCTTCCGGCGGAGGATTCGTAGCAGCGAAGATAAACTTCGCACGCTCGGACAGGTAGAGCTTGTTAAGCTTTCTGCCTGCTCTATAAATAGACTGGAACGAAACGTGATCGATTCCACCAACTAGATCGATCGAAACGTCTACATCTCCAGGCTTGAATACAATAGTCGCTACAGTATGTGTCTCTTTAACAGTCACGTCAGTCTCCGTGTTCAAAGTTTGAACAATTCTGGGTTAGCAGTCATCATCTATAAATTTACTACCGAGACCCCGTTCTGCGAGTACGTCACGTGCATGCGACTTATCCCGTAGGTATATAGGATCTCCGTACGTGCAATTATCGTTGAGTCCTTTGGGAAAAGGGCTTCGATGTCGAATTTCGAGGCTGTTCTCGATAACTTGCCGTTCCCTACCTCCGCAAGAAGGGCAAATAGTGTCTGGCTTGACAATGGTTTCATGTTCAGATATTCTACAAGAGATTTCTCTAGCTTCGCCACAGTCAAGGCACTCCTTAGTATAGATCATCGCTGTCCTCCACCCTGTCGCTGACCTTGAGTAGGAACGTCTCCGCCGCCTTGTCTCAGTTGAGCTTGAGGTGCCATAAGTTGAGGGGCTCGTCTCGCTATGTTTGTCATGACCTGACCGAATTGGCCTACTGACATAGGGTTTTGAGGAGTCATTCCCGTACCAGGAGGCGCACCGGCGATCATATCGTCAAAAGCTACTCCGTGCAGTTCGTGCAACAGATAGCTTGTCAGCTTATACGGATCGACCAAGGGATTCGTCTTGAGAATGTTGTATAGAATAAGAGCTTTCTCTGTTCTAGCGTCCTTAGTCTCAGCAGCAGCCGAATCCGGATCGATGTTACACTCATAGTTGTGCTTCCCAAGCATTGCTGGAGTGAAAGCTACCCAGAAGGTCAGGCCAGCAGGACCTACTATCTGTTCTACTTGTTCCTTTTGCCAGTGTCGAAAGATGAGACGGTTGCTATCGTTAACCACAGTAACAAGCAAGTCAGCAACCATGTCCCGACGCTCATCCACTCGAATATCACTGGAGGCATTAACACGACTTACCTCTGTAGCTGTAGGCTTTTCCCGTCCTTGCGAGTACTCACCGAACTCATTTCGGCTAAAACCGACAGTCTCACGCATGTCCTGATCGCAAATCATCTCCATTTCTTTCAAGCCTTGTGGAAGGGCGTTCGCCATTTCCATAGTCTTGATAGCCGTATTCGGATCACCCTCAACCCAAGCAACGGCTGCGATATCCTCGCTTAGGAGCTTCGCTATCTGGTCCTTCGATATAGCATTCTTTCGAGCTAAGATCTTGAGAAGTGACAAACGGCGATGATACATCATCGTTGTACGGATATCGTTCTTCTCAAGCTGCAAAGGTTCTAGTATTTTACTATCAGGGACACCCCAGAAATTCTCATCATCGTCGTTGAATATGAGCGTGTGGCCAACTTCGATGCCCAATTGTAGGAAACCATCGTCAGACTCGAAGAGGCAGTCTTCCGAAAGTTGTGGCGTGAGGATGAAGACCTTTCCGGTCTTTTTATCCCTGAATTCGTACATATCGACCATTTCGACCGGACGTGTGAGTTCAATCGATGTCTCTCCAGGAGATATCTGATAGCCAAAATTCTTAGTATGGCTAACACTCTTCAGCTTGTCAGTGTTCTTCAGCCTGGGGTCAGCTAGAACGTCATCGAGAGAGCGTGAGAACATAAAGCATTCCCACCTAGCTTCCTCTTTGTACGTAGTTCCACCTGGAATAATATACTGACTGGTCTTAACAGACTTGTACCAGGGCATATTCTTCTGGACAGTGAAGTCATATTCGACCTTATTCCTGCCTTGCTCAATATACGGCTGTTCTGTCTCGAAGTTACCAGGCTCAGGAGTACTGTGGAATAGCGTTCCAAAGCCCAGCTTAGCTACCCCAGTTCCAAACATCCAAGTATTCTGAATCTGTCGTTTCAAGTTCTCTTTAATCCTCATCGTTTTGATGAGTTTGTTATCGGTTCGTTCCAAAAGCTTACTGAAAATAAACCCTTCCATACCCCCTCGTCTAGACGTGATAGACACGGAAGGGTTTCTAAAGTAAATACGGGGAACTGTCGTCCGAATCATCTTGAAAAAGACGTTCGACGGCATAATCTTGTCGTCCCAATTCCCACGATAGTAAGAACGCCAATCGTTCCAACGATCTTCGTAGGCAGCTACCTTACGGTACTGCAAGCCTATCCTAGCTTGCTTCATCCACCACTGTGGATCGACCTTAATACCGTTATAGCCTTCCATTCTTCACCTGCTGTACCATAGCTGATTTTACTCGTTCGCTTAGCATGCTAAAATGGAATCTCATATTGCTTGGAAAGCCCATGCATGGGAAAGTAAGAAGCTGGATAGTTCTGTATGCACGTCCTGTTGCAACTTCAACTGCTTCTCCTCTAGCCATTGCTGTATAACTTCTCGAGAAGCCGGAGGCAAGGAAGTAGGAATCTCCATCCTTATAGATATTGTGTAAGACCGAGTGTCTGAGGTTCGCATCTTCTACCCCTGTTAACGGCGCTCCGTCCATATCAGCTTCTTGGACATTAACCTCGAAGGCAACCGAGTACATATCGGTGTAAGGAACATTGGTCTCCCGGCCGATAGCCATAGACCATAGAAAGTCACCGAGATTTCCCTTGAGTCCTTCGGCAAATGCATAGATATCAGGGTAGGTAATACCGATTCGGATCTTTGACACATACGAGAAGTCATCACATACGATCAGGTTGCACTTAACCGGACCATGGTAACCAATGGTCTTGAGGAACGACCGCAAAGGGGCGATAGTGAACTGACTAAGCCTCTCTTCAGTATCTCGCCAAAGGATACTCGCCCCTAGACGCTGTGAATCGGAGTTGCAGACTAGAAAGGGCTTGCGCCAGTCCAGTCCGTCGAACCATCCTATCACCGAAACTTCAATCCCCTTAACTTGTTCTTGTATCAGCACAGGTTCGCCATATGGCAGATTGTACATAGCCCAAGTAAGCCATTCGCTATGAGCTAGGTCTATCACCCTTCTGTCGTGCTTGATATAGTAGTTATCAGCATCCCATCCAAGAATCAACTCACCCGTATCGGTAGCATCATCAAACACTTGGGTGTAAGGATAGCTGCAATCGCAAGCCAGCGCAGCCTCAAATTCCTTAACAGCACTGGAGTTCAGCAATCCTGTGAGGGGATGCCATCCAACTACAGGCTTATTGAACATCTTAGCAAAGTTAAAGATATCATTCGCCATAAAGCAATCAGCGATGATAAACTGACAGTTCTTGATACCCTCTTTTGCACTGTTTATAAACTTCCACAGACCATCTCCAGTTCGTTCAGATACGCAACTGGGAGAAGTAGGCATAAAGACTTCGACTTGATGTCCCTCAAGTACGAGTCTATGAGCTAAACCAAAACTTTTATCGTCGTCAGTATAAAGTAGAATATTCACATCAACCTCGGTGTCGTCGTTGGCAAGATATGTTTCGATACAGGAAATCTGTCAGTTCCGTGCTTACGCTTTTCAGCCCACTGTAGAATTGCTTCTAGCGAGAATGGGTTGGAAAGTATATAGTTCATCTTCTCTTCTTCCTCCTCAGCGACTAACATGCCGCTCTTAGTCATGCCCTCGAGACCAACTAGAAGAGCCATAACTCTATCGTCAAAACAACCTTCGTTAGCCTCAAGCTTACCGCTTTCTTGCTCAGCAAAGCTATCGATCTCAGTCTTGAGCATCGGGCTACGAACTATAAAGCCGTGCGCCAGAATAGCCTTGCCTCGACCAGATATTAGCGGTTTAGTCTTGACAGTTGTTTTGAAGCCCATTCCCATGAGCCCCTCAGGACTTTCTTCGTCCGAGTGTATAAGGTGCTGAGGGTAGATATCTTTGAGATAAGATATTGTCGTAAGTCCATGATTGTTACTCTCCACTACAACGTAGGCTTCGCCCCAAAACTCAGCGACAGCCTTAATATGATGGGCAAGTCTCTCAGGATCTACTCGATCAGAAACCCATTCAGCTACCTGACTGTTTTCGACAGCATCTATTACCTGAATAACAGATCTATCTTTCCCAATACCCCCGCCCACGTCTACGCCTAGAACGTACCTTCCTCGCTTCACAAGGTATGCCGTGTAATATACCCATAAGTAGCTATCCACCTTAATCCACTGTTCAGTGGGACAATAGTTGACTTTATGAAACCAGGAACTACCTGTACTCTGAAAACACTCATCCAGAGTTATCGGATATTCCTGCTTGAACAACTTCAGGTCGTAGTCTAATTCTTCCAGTTTGTATCGACGCCACATCAGTTGACCAGGAGTCAACTTAAACTTCTGATACAGTTCAATCTCGTTGTACTCTTCTTTCAAGTCCAGAACGAGAGCCTTAGACTGTTCCTCAGTAAGTTGTACCGTGTATTCGACAAAGTTCAGCCAGTTAAAGAAATGCAACTTGTAGCGACCTTTCGCCTCAAATGCCTTCATGCACTGTCTGTGATACCAGTTGCCCATTCCATTCCCGGTAGACTCAATGATGATGATCCCGTTATATGGAACAGCCTGAAAGAGACCTGCTGTAAGATCCTTCGCATTTTCCCAGAATGCGGCTTCACTACAATGTAGATGTGTGATGGTGTCACCACGGCCAAACTTGCGTGAACCAGCAGTACCAATGTAAAATCTACTATTAGTCTTTGGGAAAGTGATTTCGTTCTTAGACTTAGTGTCTGTAACAGCCTTCGGCCCTTTGATATTATCGAGCATGTAGTGAACTTTCGCCAGCATTCTCTGAGTACTTTCACTATCATGACTGATAACTACCGCTCGAGTGTTACGTCTGCTAAGACACGCAGCCAAAAACAGACCAAGAACATAAGAACTGATGCCAAGCTGCCGAGCTTTAGGAACTACATCCCGGCCACTAAGCGTATCGTCAAGTTGAGCCTGCTCGCGGTTTAGAATAAAATCGACGTCATTGCCCTCCTTATCGGCAATGCGAAACATCGATTCTATAATGAGCCGCTCAGCAGTAGCCATTAAGGCACCATCGGCCCAACAAGTTGTGTAACCATCGGTCTAACCATACTAGCTCTCCGTAAAGGTGCAGTCATGTTCGTCGAAGTTGAAGGTTCAGCGACATTCAGAACGATAACTCGCTCGAAGAAGTCGCCGGCTTGGTCTGTCCACCTGAAGGTATAAAGGAACTGTCCGACAGTGTCGGGAGTTCCAGACAGATTAGGATTCGAGAATAAATAACCAGCAGCAACAGTGCTGATAGCTGTTACAACCACCACATCACCTGAGTCAATATCAGTAGCCTGACTGACTAGGTTGATAGGAGTTATCGCAACGCCCCTGGTATGGAAATACGTATCACTGCCGGTGAAAGTCGGAACGTGATTGTTAACGTATATATCCAGGCCAGGATCATCGCTATACGCAGCTAGACTGACATCCCAGAATTTGACATCATCCAGGATCTGTCTGCTATCATCGGCACCAGAGTCAATAGAGAAACCGCCATCAGGTCTAACGGTTACTCCATAACTGCCTGGATTCGACATAGACGGGAAGTCTAAGACATCTCCATCCACAGCAGGAGGATTGGCGTTCTCTAGAACAGAACGTCCTGCGCTAACTACGCCACCACTCGTATAGCTGAGACCTGTTGTATCCAGGCCGTTTATACTAAAGCTGGTGGGATCAATAACCGTTATTCTGTAATAGAAGAGATTTCCAACTTCCTCGTTGCCAGTTGCATTAACAGCGGACATGGTGCCAGTCACGCCATATATGCGAATCAACTGATCGGTGGCCAACGTCTCAGCATTCGGAGTATAAGTCACAACAGCAGGATTCGCTGCCGTTATCGCACTAATCTCACGAAGGTTGATAGTGGTATGTTGACGACCAACTCCAGGATCTGGAATACCTGTGTCAAGCCGTAAAGGCGCTGTAGTCCTGCGCTCACCTACCTGCGCATTAACCGGAGGTTCGTTACCATCATCAGGAGCGGTACCCGCCAGAAGCGGTATGTTTGTAGCTCCGATGATGTTGATATCGTTCGTCTCACGACCAAAGTATGGTGAGTACCAAACTAAAGACTGTCGACGAACTCGAAGGGCTGGAAACCGATCAAGCAACATCCGCACTTCGGCAGTGTCAAGCGCAGCGTTCCAAACAGCCGGCAGGGCTATGTAGCCATTATAGAACATATTCGGCGTAGTAAAGTTACCACCGATACGCATTCTATTTGTGGCAGACGGTGCAGATGAGTTTGTATCAGTTACTAAGCTGCCAATCGTATCTACGTATAAACGGCGATCAGTAGCAGAGGCGAAAACACCTACAACACAATGCCAGTTAGTATCGTTATAGCTAGTAGCTGAGGCTATTTGAACGTCAGCAGTCGTTCTAGCATTTAAGCGAAACGAACCGTTACCGACAGCCGACAAGCTATATCGGTTATTATTGCTAACCGTCGTACCAATAGAATGAATCAGACGATCAGTCGCGTCTGCGGGCGTTGTCTGTTTCGTCCACACCGCCATAGTGAACGGATAGGTTGTAGCAGGGGCGAAACTAGTCGCCGATACTGCCGCCGTACCGTCATAAAGGCGTGACATTAGGTATCCGAATACTCAAGATTTGCAGTTAGAAGGTTCGCATCAACTGCGTTCAAGGTATCGCCTGCGGCGTCCGCGTCACGGTAGATGCGAAGCCACACGATATCGTTAGCAGCCACAGAATCTAGGTTGCTGATCGTAATCGTGCACTGATGAACGCGCTGAGCGGTCGTACCAAGATGAGAATCTGTCACAGTGTTGGCTGTGGCAAACGCTTTCGTCTCTACATCCTGGCTGTCTGTATCTGGAGTAATCGCCGCTACCGCAGCTCCCCAAATGACATCACCGGACGTTGTACTATCAGCGTACCAAGTAAGACGCAGAGTTAAGTTGCCAGAACCGTAGTTCTGAAGCATCAGAAGGACAAACAAGTCCTCCTCAGTAGCACCGTCGAAAGCCCAGGCATCTACTGGAAAGTTAGTTCCTGCACTACTCTTGAACTGCGCATACGCAGTAGACTTGAGTGACACAGGTCCGGGCAGAAGTGGAACTTTTACTGTGGCCATCTATTTACCTTACGCCGTTATGCTGCAAGCTGGGAAGCTTGTCGGACATACAGTGTTGTACATATTGGGAGTTAGATTGATCTGGGCTAGCATCTCAGTCCATCGAGCGCCCTTCAACCAGATCATATACTGTGCATGCATTAAGTTCATGCAGTAGTCATACCAGAGATTAAATCCATTCGTCGGCCAAACGTAGCCAGATGCAGCAACAGAGCTGGTGAACTCTTGGATCTCAGATACCCATGGCATAGTACCACGATAATCAAAGCCACCACCGTCTCTATTTCTAAACAACCTATTCGCCTGAATACTACGAAGAGTGAAGTTAGGCGGAGAGACTTCAGGATCAGGACCACCTACAGCACATTGGCCCAAAGACAAGCCGTGGTTAAACAACTGAAGCATCAAAGCATCACTACCGGAGACATAGTTAGCAACGATGCGCTTCTGAGTGTGTGGCCAGGAAGCAGTACAAGCGGTTAGCCATCTTTGTAGCTGACCGACAAGGCCCGTTCCACTAAAGCCGTTTCCTACAACACCCATCGAGGTCTCGCCCATTCCGATCATCTCGAAGTTAGGATCGTTATCGAAAGCAACGGCGTAGGCATTAGACAGGGCGATGATTCTATCCATGACTACTTGCGTCCAGTTTCTGGAAACGCAAACAAGGCCACCGCTCCAAGTAACTCCTTGAGGAGGTTGAGCTATACCATAAGGAACAGCAGAACCGCCATACTGAGAGTCCTCCATGATGTACTTAGGAATCAACCAAGCCCATCCATCTGAGTTGGTTGAAGGTCCACTGACAGAACCATACGTAGCATCTTTGATCATCAAGATGATGCGCTTGCTATACAGCTTGGCCGTCGCAATGATATCTTTCAGTGCATTAATACCAGCGGTATAGGCACCTAACGTCGGACCTTCTAACGAGGCCCAGGCGGTAGTAATCTGGTAACCTTTGATATTCGGATTGTTTCCAATCGCGATTATCTGATTCTTAAAGTTCGTTACAGCCGCTGCGGTTAAGACTGATCCAGACAGCCAGACATAATGTCCCGGATGCCACTTCAAACCTACCACACTTGGAATATCAGGAGCGGCAATAATCCCCTTAGAAACAGGACCTACGTTTAGTCTATTATCACGAGGTGTGACAGTCCAGGTACCACCTACGTTCGTCGGAACGTTATAGGACAGATCGGCTACGTTGTTAGAGTTCAACTCATCCACAACGCAAGTTACATTACTTCCTATAAGTTGACTAGAAAGGAATATGCCCTTGTAATAGTCACCAGAGATTGCAGGGCTTGTGACTGTTGTTATAGTTATCCAATCACCACCACCGTCTACGTTATACTGAACTAACCACGCGCCCGCACCTGCAGGATGTAGGCGATAGTAACCAGAATCAGCAGAAGTGACGTTAATAACGTTGCCGGAATTCGATCCAGCAACTCGACGCTTAACTTGAGTTCCGTGATCGCCAGGAGTCTGAGGCTGAATATATACAGCGATAAATGCTGATGCAGGATCTAAGCTAGTCCTTACCATCAAGCCGAAAGTGGAATATTGATTCGGGCTACTGTATGCATTCAGATATCCAATGATATCCTCATCTGCAGTACAGTGTACATTAAGGAATAAGCACTCGTCAGCCTGATGGCCGTGGATACCGTTACCAGCAGCAGTCAGCGTCCAACTCTTACCATTCTGGATAGCTGTCGGAGTACTGGGACTGGTTATATTCCCGATGTTGGTAACAGTGTAAGTGGGAGACAGTCCAAGCGCTGCGGTCACCGTAGCAACCAGAAGGTTATCTCGCTTAACCTGGTAATCTTTCATACCAGCGGCAGGGGTCACACCATCGAAAGCGTCACTCGCTGCGTTATGGACTATATTAACACTGTTCGTTGCAGGCGTAACTTTGAAACCTGTAACTTTAGTAGGAGCCAGGTTATCTACTACAGCGGCTGTATAAGCCCAAGGCAAGGGATCAGTATCGTAAGTCATCCCCAAAGTGTCTTGAGCCCTAATCAGGAAAACACCACTTCCAGTCTGAGAACCATTGTGAGTTAGGTTGTTGGCTCCCTGTGCCCATCCTTCAGTTGCTGCATCATCTCCATCTAGTTGAACCAACGAAAGGGTAGCGGTAGCAGAGTCTACTCCCGTACCCATCGCTCTTAGGTTTTGACTAGTTGCTACACCTACAGTCTGATTCAGAAGCAGATTCTTTAGTGTAACTATAGATCCATCAGTCCACCTCCAGCGAGCAACAACTGGGACTAGCCCATCTGGAGTACTAGTGTCAACACCTCCACCGACTTGGCGAAGATTGACTCTAAGTGAACGGACTGATGTAGATAGAGACATGGTTAGATAAGCACCGCATTAATTGCCGGAGCTGTACCACCAGTTACCACACCCCTAACATGAGTAGCCTTGAACTCAACGTTCATGACACTCTTGACAGTTACGTTAGTGCTTGGTACGGTGAACCAAGTTGTACCGTTATCCGGAGTAACCTCCAGAGTAAAGGTAGCACCATCGAACGTCCCAAAGACGTATAGTGTGTATAGATAATTGTACTTGTTCAGATTCCGACAAGGATCTGCAGCACCATTACCAGCGGGGGCAGCATTCAATAGAATCATTAGATCACTCCAAAAGGTAAATGTTCGGCCTGAGGGCCGGTTTGCCCGCTGCCGCTCAGTTGTTTAAGCTCTGTGGCCCCGCCTGCCACCTGCGGTGGTTTGGCGTCGTGCGGGGCCTCCTGGTTCGGCGTGGAAATAAGACTTGGCGTTGAAGTTACGCTTTGCACAGTCACATTTCCATTGAAGTTGTTCTGGATGTTAATCGATTTAGCTCGTTCAAGCATCTGAGCGATGATATCCTCAGCGGAGATCTTTTCCTGTCCAGTATCGAGAGCGCTTCTCAACTTGCTATATCGATCAACAGCCTTCAGCTTTGTCCCTATGTCTAGACCCTCCTTGGTCATTCCCTCGCGGACAACATTCACAGCACTACCGAGCAGCGCCTTGAGTTCGAGTTCCCTATCTTTCGTCGCCGCGCTGATGTAACTCTGAGCCAGGGGGTCGTTCAACACCTTGCTCACGGTCAAATTAGTGCAGTTCATGTAGAAAGCTATTTGCTCTCCGCTGAACCCTTGGATGTGCAGCGCGATGATTTTGCGGTGGCGAAAAGTGAGCTTTTTGAGTTTGAGTTGACCAGTTTCCCGCCTAATACCAAGTCTTTTCTCGCTAGTATACTGATCAAGTAATCGACCCGAGCTAGGATCAAAGAGCTTTGGCAACTGAGGCGCAGGTTTGCGACCTCGCTGCTTTCCATTTCCCTGATACGCTGGCTTTCCTGCGGCGTTAGTGTCATAAACTTTGGCCTTTCCTTCGCCAGAAGCGTTCAAACTTTGAACATTAGGTAGGAAGGTCATCATTCCTCGCAAACAGTGACGCCACACTTAGGGCATTTTACACACTGAGCGTTAGTAGCTTCGTAGAACTCTGTAGCACAAGCGAGACAAGAGCGCTTAGACAGGTAGAACTTTGCATCGGTGAGCAAGCCTTTATTCGCATGCTCAAGCGACTTTCCTACACCATTGGCCCAAAGCTTCTCTATCTCGCTCACTGCTAGAACTCTTTGGCGTAGTCCCAACAACTCCACTCGGTGGACCCCTTTCGAGGTACATTCGTACGAGCAGTGATTGAGGCTGCGTCATAGAAGATCTGTAGATTCACGATATCAGGAGTCACCACCTTTGTGACAATCGCAACCTGAGCTTGCACATCAGTGGCATTGCCCAGCGTTCCTATCGGGTAATAGTCAACGATCTGACCCCTATGAGGGGCTCGGGTGGCAGTAACGATCAACTCTTTTGCAGATAAACCCATGTCTATTTCCTCTTTAGAAGATCACCAACTTTGTCAAAAGTCCTCACGCCCATGTAAGTCAAGGCAGGAGCTATCAGAGCCAGATACAACGAAGTATCCATATCTAGTTGCATGCCAGGCTTAACCAATGGTATAATAATCCCCGCACCAACATACACCGTAGCGGCATAAAAGCTCATCCGCGCTATATGAGGTCTAGTTCGTCGTGTATAATTATCAGTCGAAGCAAGTGCCGCACGATGCGTCTCCTGCTCCTGTTGGAAGTCATTGCTCGCCGATAGGATTTTCGTCTTCTCGAGGTCTGCCTTGATCCTCTCGGCTTCGTTGAGCATCGAAAGAACTTCAGCTCTTTGCTCTGGAGGAAGTCCATCTATGGCCCCCTGCACTTGTGCTGTTGAAGGTTTAGCATCTAGTACATCCGCAACGGCATTTGCCGCTATGGCTGCTACACCACCTTTCCTAGCACCGACACCTCGTAAGAGAGTGCCGCCTATCCCCAGAAGTGCTGAAACCAACGAGAAAGCCATTGCCGAAACTCCTGTTTGTCTAGCGCGTCAAGGTCTGGAAAATACTGTTCATCGCTGCGCTCATCCTCGCTATCACATACCCCAAGCTCTGGTCTATAGACTTTCAGATACGAAGCTTGAGTTACATTGCGGCACACAGCTCATTTTCCCCAAAACGTAGGAACCGCGCCAGCTAGGGCGAGTTTATCCTCGTTGGAAGCAGGTGTCAAGCTCTATGGGAAATATACTTTATGTCTAGTGGTAATTGTTGCGGATGGATTTTTACCAGAATTTTACAGATAGGTAGGTATCAAAGAGATGGTGGGGGAGGGGAGGGTCCGGCCCCCCGCTTTGTTGCAGTGCATCACCCTAGGGGCGCTTGCAAGAAAAGACCGCATTGCACTAGATGCGTCGCAGCAAGTTTGAGGGTAGAGGGTTGCGGTGCAGCAAATATACGATATACTAGTTGGGCTCTATCTAGTGTGCAGTGCAGCAAGAAAAGAAAGGTGAAAATAGTTGTTGACACTAGCATGCGGATGTGTTGATATACATATGGACGCGCTAGCCGTGGTACCGGATCTTTAACAACTAATGCGATGCAACATGACTTCCCAGGTGAAGCCTCTGTGCATTGCAACATACATAGGTGAAATATGAAAATCGTGAAACAAGGTGAAAAGCGGACAGTCGGCACGAAGATTGCAGACGAGAACATTGTCGAGGTGAGGCACGTAACTTTGAACAAGCCTACTCGAAGTCACTATGCACTGAAATGGGCTTTTGACTTTTCCGGAGTGTCGAGAGAAGACCTTTTGAAGCTAGCCGCTCGCGGGCTTGTTATCGACCAAAGGCCGAAGTTCAAAGCAGAGAAGAACAGCGATAAACTCGAACAGTGGGACAACAAGACTTTTACTGTTGCTCGGATTCTTGCCAAGGAACGGGTTAGGCAGAGTGCAGAAGAGAAAGCAGCGAAGGCGGTTGAGGCGCTGGACGTGGAGACTCAAATAGAGATGCTTAAGAAGCTCCTTGAACAGAAAGGTATAAGTGCGTGAAGTTAAAGGGCTCGGTCGTAAGATCGGGCCCTTTTTCTTTGTCCACAGATGTTGCAGTGCAATAACCTTATGGGCAAAGTCCATCAGAAAGGTTCAAAGTTTGAACATGAACACTATAACCCTCGTTCTAAGTTCAACGCTCACATAATAATGGTTGATTGTATGCCCGTTACACAATTCATACACACATGGGCGGGTGTTCGTACCCCTCTAGTGGGTGGCCCTATAAGTTGTCCTAGGGTCTTGTCTTCTCTTATATATTTTTTTTATAGATATAGGAGGACTACCCTCTGGGAGACCCAGACTAGTTGGGCTAGGGTACTAGATGGGCAGGACAAGGGTACCATGTGGGAATGAATTGTGTGACGGGTATGTGTACATTCACACATCCATGATATAATGAACACCTCGAAACGTAGGAGTGTTCGCGCATGGGCTGGAAGAATTCGTACAAAGGTCGTAACCGTAGCTACCTAACGAAGTACTGTATCGATAAGATCTTGTCCACAGGGCGATATGTAGGCACTAGGCCAGTGAATCGCTATAGGAGAATGAGGACAAGTCTAGGCAATTGGGAGTCAGTAGATTGGATTGCAGATCTCCTTAGCAAGGGTATAATCAAAGAGCATAACCTCTCTATCAACTGGGCATATCCTGACAGACCTATTCAGATAGTCCTGGAGGATGGTATTCACGTTACAGAAGACATGATGGCTAGAGCGAAGAACTCAGGATTGTCAGAAATACCAGAGTATGCAATAGCACGTCCTGTTGAACCCACCGCGCCTGAAGTTGAGACTAAAAAGCTTGACCCAGAAAGCGTCAGGAAATTAAATAACCTCATCGGGAAAATAATGGGTTGATATCTAGCATAAAAGTGTGCCAGAATAACAATGAGCCAATCCTGGCCACCTAGAAAAGGATATAAGATGATCGGTCCAATGCTAAGCGAGGCGGAACGCCTAGAACTGTCTGAGCTAGTCCGAGAACTACCTGACAGCTATCTTGCTTGTGAAGTTCAACAGTTGTGCGATGACACAACCTGGGAGGAAGCATACGCATAAGGTTTCGCGAAGCTCAATTCTCACTTCAATAGGTATGTATATGTCTCAGTATGATATAGACAAATTCGCTAATGACATGGCCCCTAAGCCTGCTATGCAAGCGGAGCAAGTACGCATAGATAGGCCAGGGGTCAAGCCTCCTCGAGCTATCCCAGACACAAAGCCAATCGAAGCTATACAGATGCTCGCAGCGTATAATACAGCACAAGAAGACTTGCGCGATGCCCAGATAAGGTTGCGAAACATCAAGAGTGACCTTGTTCGCCTGGCTGTCTCAGCAGGTGCCTTCGACGTTATATCAGTTAATGTGACAAGGTTAGCTAAACACTTCCGCTAGGCCGGTTAATCGGAGGGCTTGTGAAAGCGAGCCCTCTTGTGAACTTACCTACCAGGAGAACTGTTGTGGTCAAAGTAGCTAAAATCGCTATAACGGTGTTCTACCTTCTAGCTTGGTCTCTAACCGCGGGC